TCGAGGGCAACTAACCATGAACCGTCAACCACTCAACTTGAACACCGCTCACTGGGACTGGCTCGTTGACCACGAGCACCAGATCTCGGAGCACGAATCTTCGGACATGGATATTGATTCCATGTACGACGATATTAGTCGGGCTAATGACTTGGCCCGTCTGATCGAACAGCGAACCAACTAACAGTTAACAAAGGAAACCATCGTGAAAGACCAATCGTTCATTCCCAACGTCATCGCTTACACCGCCGAAAAGAACACGACGCTCGGGCAGATCGCCCGGTACGTCGAATCACAGGAGGCAAACGACCCGCTCGAGCGTATCGCTCTGGCGTTCTTCCGTTTGCAGCGTCAGCGTCAGGCATCCGTCCGCGCTGAGCTGGACACCGGCGTTCCGGTGGAAGGTCCCCCGTTCAAGCCCGAACGGCTTCTGACCTTTATCCAGACCGTGATGAACGGTGTTTGCTGGGCGGCACGCCGCTTGTACATCGCCAACACCAAGCAGGACCTCGGCAACGGCATCGACTTCTCACAGGACGTCGGTGACTGGGTCGGTGTCTATGCCAGCAACGAGCGTATTCCCGATCTCGTTGACAGTGACTTCATGGCGCTGACCAAGCTGCACACGCTGCTTGCTGCCAAGATGGCCTACCTCACCGACATCTCGCCGCTCTATCACTTCGAGCAGCGGGCCAAGGACGAGGACGGCAACTGGTACGTCGACAAGGTCTGCAACTCGTTCGACGAGGCGCTCCCGCTCATGGACGACATCGTCGCCCGCCTGCAGCAGGAGTCCGAGGCCAACGAGGTCGCCGACTTCATGAAGCAGCTCCGCGCTGCGTAAACCAGTCTTCCGTTCGGTGCGGTTACCCCCTTACCGCACGAATGAGTAACCAAGGTTTGCTGTCACCCTTGGGAAGAAAAACAGCTTTCTCACACAACAGCCTGCTTGGCCGCCTGGTCAAGCAGGCTTTTTTTATTTCAAGGATGGAGCCATGAATCAGCCAATGCTCATTGCCACTCCACACCCCGACTTCAACTTCGACAACGACCATATCAACAGCTCATACGGTCACTACCGCGCCCTCTGGGCGAGCGTTCTGCTGCAAGCCATCCGTGATCTGGATAGCTCCGACACCTCGGAAAAGCACAAAGCACGTGAATACGTCTGGACCGACCAGCGCTGCAATGAAGGTTCATTCGACTGGATCTGCACCATGTTGGATCTGGACAGAGAACGGCTACGAACACTGGCCATGACCCGAGACGGACGGATCCGGATCGGCGGAAAGAACCAAGGGAACCACGTACCACGAACCAGAAAACACTCACCACAGGACTCTGACCATGCAGACTTTTCTTCCATCTCCGAACTATGCGCGCTCGGCCTTGATGCTTGACAGAAAGCGCCTCGGCAAACAGCGCGTAGAGACAAAGCAAATACTCAACGCCCTCGCCGGACAATCCAAGGGTTGGACCAATCACCCTGCCACCCGTATGTGGCGCGGGCACGAAGTGGAACTGTGCCGGTACGGCGCAGCCATGTGTCGTGAATGGCTAACCCGTGGCTACGAAGACTCCATGCTCGCCTGGTTTGAAGAGCAGGAGAGGGCGTACCTGTCCGACGGTCGCATTGATACGCCGCCCGCCTGGCTGGGTGACGCGCACTTTCATGCGTCTCACCGGAGCAATCTGCTGCGTAAAGACCCGGAGTACTACGGCCGGTATTGCTGGCCCGAACCCATGGACCTGCCCTACGTATGGCCGATCTAACCTGCAGTGCCTGCCAGCAGCTCAACGTGTCTCAAGCACGTTGGACACTGGGATACACCACCTGCCTGGAATGCGGCGAGCACAAAGCCCGTCAGCGCAAACACACCGTGTTGCCGTTGCACAAGAGCAACTACATGGTGCCTGCCAATCGTGAAGAAATTAAAGGCTTCAATAACAAAGGAGGACTAATCCGATGAGTTGGAACTACCGATTTGTCCGCTTTCATCCTGAAGACGACGACGCGCCGTTTATCGAGCTGCGCGAAGTTTTCTACGACGATCAGCGCCGGCCGACTGGCCACACTACGGCGATCATCATGGGCCTTGATGAAGAATCAATCGCCTGGGCGATCGAGCGCATCAACGAAGCGCGCGAGCGTCCGATTCTGGACAACGACTACGACTTCATCACCGAGGAACCACCTCTATGCTGATCGCACAACTGTTCAAGCGTACCGCGCAGCCGGTACCTCTTGACATTGCAAATCGTAAGTACGGCTGGACTGCCTTGGGCGTTGTTATCAAAGGACCCGAGGTCAGCGTAGCCCAATACGACTGGGCATGGGTCCCGCACCCCAATTGGGCGTGCAAGCGTAACGGCCTTGATTACTGGTAACCCACTATGAAACTCACACTACCCACCATTCCACCCGATCGCGTCATCGTTGATTACGACGGACATTCCGATGAAATACTAACTGCAAGATTCGACGGCATTTCGTACAGCGATCCGCAGATCATTCCCGGTGATTGGCTCAATCACCCAAGCATCGGACCCCGGATGCACTATCAGCTCCGAACGAAATTCCGCAGAAAGGCCGAGGAGTTCCTCAGGAAAAACCAAGCCGCTGTTATTCGTATCCACGAACAACTGAACACTAACCACGAAGACTCGCACTGGGCATCAACTCATCTCTGGCGTCCCTTTTAACGCGCCAAGTTCCTCTTACAACCACTTAGCTGGAGTTGCTTTCTTGAAGAGCATCCAGCCTATCGATGATTCTTTTACACCGAAGGACAACTAACCATGATGTTCATATCAGGACTGATTGCCGCTCTCGGCATGATCTTTCTGCTCATCAAGTTCAACCTCCGACGCATCGTTAAATACGACATCGTCCTGGACGTCGTGCTGACGTTCTTTTTCATCTGGGCATTCGCCGGCACATTCGCCGGCATGATGGCAGGCCTCTGGGCCGGCCTTCTCATCTCGATCTTCCTCTGGGCGGTCAAGAAGACCGTCCCGCGCGAAGAGCTTCGTTGGGTAAAAACGAGGTCTTTTCCGTACCGCAAGCTCGCTTGGGTACAAGTCGTGAACACTGACCGCTAACCACTAACCACTAGTAAGGAGTACTAACTTGCGTACCATCCGCCCCAGCCAGTTGAAATCTGAGCTGCGTGTCAACGCCCTGGCCAAGGTCCCCACCATGATCTGGGGACCGCCTGGTCTCGGTAAATCACAAATCGTCTATCAGTTCGCCGGCACTCTGAACGCCCGTGTGTTCGAGCTGCGTGCGAACCTCTTCGACCCCGTCGACGTTCGCGGTGGTCTTAAGGTCGTCGAGCAGGCCGACGGCTCGTACCGTACCCGTTACGGCGTGCCCGAGGACTATCCCGACACCAACTACCAAGGTGTCGTGGTGCTGCTCATCGACGAGCTGCCCAATGCACCCAAGGCCACGCAGAACGCACTGCTGCAGCTTACGCTCGATCGCAAGATCGGCACGTACGTGCTGCCAGAAAACACGATCATCGTTGCCGCGGGTAACCGCGCGCAGGATCGTGCCGCAGTTCACGAGATGCCAACCCCGGTCAAGAACCGCTTTGCGCACTACACGCTCGAGCCGAACATCGACGACTGGGTTGCCTGGGCACTGCACAGCAACATCGACGACAGCCTGATCTCGTTCCTGCGTTACCGTCCGGGTCTGCTCCACAGCCTGGACGCCAACGACTACGCGTTTCCGTCGCCCCGTACCTGGGAGATGGTCAACCGTAAGTTGCCGCACATGGACGATCTGTTCTACGGCGTGGCGTCGCTCGTAGGCGACGGCCCGGCGGGCGAGTACCTCGCACATCGTGCCATCCACAAGGACCTTCCGGACATCGACGATCTCATTGCCAACCCGTCCACCACGCGGGTGCCGACGGATCCGTCTGCGTTGTACGCCATCGCCGGTGCCTTGGCATCGCGCGTCGACAAGAACAACTTCGACGCGATTATGCGCTACAACCGCCGGATGCCGCGTGAGTTCCAGGTTGTTCTCGTGCGCGACTGTGTCGCCAAAGAACGTACGCTCCTGAACGAAAAGGCGTTCAAGGAGTGGACCACCGCCAACGTTGAAGTAGTCATCTAAGGAGATACTCATGGCTTCTGTACGCATGACCAATGACCTGCGCGACGCTATCCATAACCGAGCCATGGAAGCGTTCAATCTGGCCAAGCCAGAGCCGCAGCCCAGCACCTGGCTCACCGACCGCTTGCGCGATGCCATCCTAACCAGCGCCCCATACAAGGCGTTGAAGGAGCAGTTCGAGCGCCAGCGCCACTACGACTTCAAGAGCTTCGGTGGCTACGGTGGCGCGCTGCAGCAGGAGGACATCTCGCATGTCAACCTGCATTCGCACACGGGCTTTACCGGTACCACTGCCGGACAGAACGTCTCGTTGTCCTTCGAGTTCGTACCTCAGATAAAGGTCTACCGGACCCGCAGCTGGGGTGCGACTGACTTTACTTTCGAGGAACTCACGAAAGACCAGCAGCGCGAGCTCGGACCTAAGTGCTTGGAGCTGGCTGTCGAGATCCGCGATCGGTATCTCGCCAGGCAGGACTACAGCACCAAGATCCGTAATCTCGTGAACGAGTGCACGTCGCTCAAACAGATGCTTATGGCCTGGCCTGCCGGCGAATCATTCGTTCCTGACGAGAACAAGCGCCGCATGTACACCAAGGTCACGCGTATCGAGCGTGCCGAAAAGGTCAAGCGCGACGTTCAGTTCGACGATGCCTCGATCAACGAAGTTGTCCTCACCGCCAAACTTGTAGGAGGTAATTAACATGTCCGCCGAAGGCGCACTTATCAAAGCGCGTTCTCAGCTTCTTATGGACCAGCCGTTCTTTGGTACGCTGGCCCTTCGGTTGCGACCTCTCCAGCGCGATGACATCAAGACTGCAGCTACCGATGGTACGCATCTTTACTACAACGCTGACTTCATTAGTAAGTTAGACCCAATCCAGCTCCGCGGGCTCATTGCTCACGAAGTGATGCACTGTGTGTTCAACCACACCACGCGTCGCCAAGAGCGAGAGCCTGGTCTTTGGAACGTGGCCTGCGACTACGCGATCAACGACCACTTGATCGAAGCCGGGTTCATTCTCCCGAAGGGTGCTCTGCATGAGCCGGCCTTCAAGGGTATGTCCTCGGAGGCCATCTACAACAAACTCCTATCGGAGCCCAAAAAACACAAGCCCTGTCCCTGGGGCGTCGTGCTTGACGCCAACAGCGGCAGTGTCCAGGCCGGATCTGCCGCCGAGATGGAGTCTCAGTGGCAGATCGCGACCGGCGAAGCACTGGCCGTAGCCAAGGCCCGTGGGCGTATGCCCGCGAACATCGAGCTCTTCGTCTCGGAGGTTCTCGATCCGAAGGTCGACTGGCGCACCGTGCTCTGGCCGTTCTTCACGGAGCTGACCAACGACAACTACTCCTGGCGCAAGCCCAACCGAGCGTACATCTCCGAAGACGAATACCTGCCGTCGATGTACGAAGAAGCTTGCGGCAAGGTGGCCATCATCAACGACTCAAGCGGGTCAATCGATGACGCCACCGGCCAGCAGTTCATCTCGGAACTTGATGCCGTGCTTTCCCAGGTACAACCGTCGCAGGTTGTCTACGTGCAAGCCGACGCTGCTGTTCAAGATGTCAAGATCTTCGACCGTGGAGAACGGATCAAGGATCATCAACTTACATTCAAGGGCCGTGGCGGTACGGCCTTCGCGCCCGCTCTGAAGTTCATCCATGACGAGCACCCGGACGTGCAAGCCGTTGTTTACCTGACGGATTTGGAGTCGGATGACTTCGCAGATGCCGAAAAGTACGTGGACTTTCCGCTGCTCTGGGTTTCTACCAACCAGCGCGCTGAAGCTCCGTACGGCACGACCGTGTACCTACCGCCGTCTTGATTTCAAGTATTAGCCCAACTAATCTCTGATCATAAGGAAGGAGTCCTTACATGCGTAAAGCCAAAGCCAAAACATTCTTCCGCACCCCGGCTACAACCCGCGAGAAGATCAACGTCACCAGCCTCGTGCTGGCCCTCAGTCAAATCAGCAAAGACCCTGATCTGCAGGCCATGTCTGTGCGCATGGTCGAAAGCTTGTACAGCAAGTCCCAAGACCGCGCGTTTCGCCGGGCCGACGCCTTGCTTGCCGTGCTGAACTCGCACACCTGACCGTGGGCTTTTATTCACCCATCGAGCAGCAAGTGCTCGAGCTGATGGCTGACGGTTTTACCAACCGCCAAATCGCTGATCGGTTAAAACTAACTCAGGAGTTTGTTGAATCTGTTGAAAAGCTGATTCAAGAGACAGACCACTGGGCCCCGCAACGGAGGCAATAGTGCCCGGCACTCTACTAACGCTCGACTTCGAAACGTACTACGACACGAAGCTGAGCCTAACCAAGATGACCACCATGGAATATGTCAAGGACGACATGTTCCGTGTGTGGGGCGTCGGCATCAAAGTCGACGACGAGCCGGCCGAATGGTACGGCGCGGACGAAGTCGAGGAAATACTGCAGTCGTTCGACTGGAGCAACGTTCTGTTGCTTTGCCACAACACCATGTTCGACGGGTACATTCTGTCCCGTCGCTACAACATCAATCCCAAGTACTACCTCGACACCGCGGCAATGGCGCGAGGGCTGTATCCAGGGCAGTCGGCTTCATTGAAGGAAGTCAGCATTCGGCTGTTTCCGCACGACGAAAGCAAGCGCAAAGGCGACGACCTGGTCAAAGCCAAAGGCTACGTCGACCTACCGCCGGCGATCGAGGCCGACCTGGCCAAGTACTGCGTACAAGACGTGGAGCTGACGCACGCCATCTACCAGAAGATGGCAGCAAAGTACCCGCAGTCTGAGCTCGACCTGATAGATCTTACGACCCGGATGTTCTGTCAGCCGATTCTCAAGATCAACCGGGAACGACTGACCACGTACCACGGACAAGAGTTCACGCGTGCCGAGGAGCTGATCAAGGCCTCGGGTCTTGATCGAGACGTGCTTTCCAGTAACAACAAGTTCGCAGCTCATGTCGAGTCGCTCGGCTTGGTCCTGCCGGTTAAAAAGAGCCCGGCTACGGGCCAGATGATCCCGGCGTTCGGTAAAAACGACGCCGGCTGGAAGCAGCTGTGCGCCATGTATCCCCAGCATCAAGCGCTTTGGGATGCCCGCACAGCGGTCAAGTCGCGCATCACCGAGACCCGCGCCAAGCGGTTCCTGGACGTGGCGCACGACGACGGCACCATCAGCGTTCCGCTGCGGTACTACGCCGCCCATACCGGGCGGTTCGGTGGCACCGAGAAGATCAATCTGCAGAACCTGCCTCGAGGCAGTGAGCTGCGTAAATGCCTCGTGGCACCGGACGGCTATCTGGTCTACGTCGCTGACCTTTCCAATATCGAAGCCCGCATGCTGGCCTGGCTTGCAGACCAACAGGATCTGCTTGACCAGTTCCGCAGGGGTGAGGATATATACAGTAACTTCGCTTCCAAGATTTACAGCAAACCCATCAACAAGCACCAGAATCCTACGGAACGGTTCGTTGGCAAGACCGCCATTCTCGGTCTTGGCTACGGCATGGGACACAACAAGTTCAAGCTGACGCTTGAGACTGGGGCCACGGGCCCAGCCATGCAGATCTCGGAAACCGAAGCTATCAACGTCGTGCAGACTTACCGGTCCACGTACGACAAGATCCCTGTTCTCTGGTCACGGCTCGAGAACCTTTTGAAGTCGTCCTTGCACCGGGACAACTACGGCGTCCGGTACAGAGACGTGCTCGAGATTCAGGAACGGGCGCTGGTTTTACCCAGCGGCCTGGCTTTGCGTTACGAGAACCTCGAGATGTCACCGCAAGGACTGACGTACACCACCCGTGGCAACGTCCAAGAATCGACGTACGGCGGGCGGATCACCGAAAACGTGGTCCAGGCCCTGTCCCGTATCGTTATTACTGACAGTTTATTGAGGCTAGACAAGAACTTACATGATGCTCGCGTGGCCCTCACGGTCCACGACGAGATCGTAATCGTTGCTCCGGACAAGAATCCGGATGCTACAATGGACAAGATCATTGACGACTTATGCACGCCTCCTTTGTGGGCTCAGGATTTACCGCTTTCAGCTGAAGGCGGCTACGACAGGATGTATAGCAAATAATGTCTCGGCTGGTTCTAACAAGACGTTTGAACGAATCGGTCGTTATTCACCGCGACGACGAAGTCATTGCTACCGTGAAGGTTTCACGGATCGATCGCAACGCTGTTCGGCTCACGTTTGTTGCTGACACCTCCACGGCTATAGATCGCGAAGAGGTCTATAGCAAAGAAAAGCCCACCAAAGAGAAGGAGTTAATCCAAGCCTGTAAGCAGGCTACCGACTAGGTATTTCGCTTTCTGGGGAGTACATGAAAGTTACGTTCCTTGAGGCCACGAACGGCCTCTCTTTGAGCAAGCATTATCCAGCTACAGGAGATGTCAAACCTTACCCCCACGTACGGGACGTAACTTCGCACGAGTACAACATTCCGGTCTCCCAGCCGGGACTGCAGACGCTCGAAGCACTGATTCGCCAGCACGCTGCGAACGGGCACTGCATGCTCAAAGGCCCGCTCAAGCGTCCGCTCGTTGCCGAAAGCCGAGCACAAAAGAGCGACCGCCTGGCCCTCACCGGCCTGCTCGTTCTGGATTTTGATGCGATCGCGTTGCCGCGGCGCATCGTCCGTTCGAACAAGCTGAGCGCGAACGACGTGCAACTGATCGCTGAGCAGATCATCGCGGATCTGCCACCGGTGTTGCACGACGTCAGCTACATCGCCCAAGCATCGGCGAGCCTCGGCCTCAAAGGCGATCGGATCTCGATGCACATCTTCATGTTGCTCACCGTGCCGATGCCGCCGAAGTCGGTAAAGCTCTGGCTGCAGAACCTCAACTACACCGTTGATTTGTTCAAGACTCAGCTCAGCCTGAGTGTCAACGGCCAGTCGCTGAAGTACCCCCTCGACACGTCAGTGGCGGACAACAGCAAGCTGATCTTCATCGCACCGCCGACGTTCGAAGACGCGACGGCCAATCCGTTCGTGTCCGACGACGATCGCATCGTCCGCGTCGACCGCACCCACGCATCGTTCGACATGGCCGCAACGATGAGTGCGCTTAATCCTGAGACATGCTTTGCGCTCGGCCAGGAAATCAAAGACGAGTTGCGCCAGAACGGCGGTATCAAGAAGAAAGCCGCCAAGCTGCAGACGCTGACGATTGATTACCAGGCACAGGAAGTGCTGCTGAACCCGGACAAGATGTCCATCAGCATCGTCGACACCAGCTCGATGCCGTTCATTCGTTGCAACATTAACGGCGGCGACAGCGGCGCGTACTACTTCAACATCGAACGTCCGAAGTACATGTACAACTTCAAGGACGAGCCGATCTTCGAAATCGAGAAGGCCGACAAAGAGTTCTACAAAAGCATCTTCGAGATCTTCCAATCGCACCTCGAGAAGACCGGCAAGGCCCAGTACCCGGTCGTGCTGCGTGATTACTACACCGACGTCTACTACAACGGCGTGTATGATCCGAACCTTAACCAGTTCACCGAAGACTACCCACTGGTCCCGACCAGTAAGAACAGCATCGGTAGCTTCATGATGAGCCACGGTTATCCGGAACCGGACTATGTCCGAGACGCCCGAGTCGTGTTCGATCCGACGCTCAATAGTGCATCCATCGACCTGGACAACGTTCCGTACTTCGTCAACATGTACCGCAAGACGAAGTACATGATGAACCCGAAGGTTCCGGCAAACCCGCTGTCCTTTGGCCACGCATCACTGATCAAGAACGTCTGCCCACGTATCTACACGCTGGTGCACCACGTCCTGGGCAACGGCGACGAAGAGTTCGAGCGGTTCATCAACTGGGTCGCGTACATCTTCCAGACCCGCCAGAAAGCCAAGACGGCCTGGGTCCTGGGCGGTGTCCCCGGCACCGGCAAGGGTCTGTTCTACAGCAAAGTGCTACGGCCGCTGTTCGGCCCTGAGCACGTACCGATGCGCGCTCTGCAGAACATCGAAGAGCACTTCAATCTGTACATGCGCAACGCGCTGTTCTTGATTGTCGATGAGTTCCACATGGCGTCGTCGTCGATCGGCACCATGAAGATCGCCGACAAGCTTAAGAACCAGATCACGGAAGACACTCTGACCATTCGTGCGATGCGTACGAACCAGATCGAAGTTCCCAACTTCACGAACTTCATCTTCCTCACCAACCGCACCGACGCTATCAAGATCGAAGCTGGTGATCGGCGGTACAACATTCCGCCCCGCCAGGAGCAGAAGCTCGAGGAAGCGCATCCGCATATTCTCCGAGAGCTGGATCAGCTGGAAGCGGAGCTCGACGACTTTGCAGGGTATCTCGCCACGTTCAAGGTCGACGAGCGAATGGTGCACACCTGCATCGATAACGTGTCAAAAGACCAGATGCGGCAGGTGTCCATGTCGGTCCTGGAAGAATTCAGTTCGGCCATCAAAACGGGCGATCTGACCTTCTTCACCGACATACTGGATATAAACACAGGCAATGCGATGAACATGAACGAAGTCGCTACCGCACAGCGCATTGTCAAAGCGTGGATTGCCTCGGCCAAAGACCCGTTCTGCGTCATACCCATGGAGCACCTGCGTACCGTGTTCCACGTGCAAACCGAGCAAAACCCACGGTTTTCCCAGCGAGAGTTCCTAAAGCAAATGAGTCGAAACGGTATTGCTCTCTCCCGTAAGCGCGCGCCCAACGCAGGTCGCGACACGAACCCCGTCCGAGGAGTTGTTGTAAATTGGCAACAGGACGAGCTTGAGATTCAGCGTCTTATCAACCAGTACTTTGACGCAACAGACCAGAGGCAGTTGTTGTTAAATCGAGACATTAGCTATACTAATACTCTCAATAGCTAACAAGTCGAGACATCGTGGACAAACTAACGCAGAGCACCAGGCCGGACTCTGTCGACGCTTTTCATAAGCCCGAAAGACTCGGACCTGTTTCAACATGGTCTTATTCAGCACTCAAGACGTTCGAAGAGTGCCCGTATAGGATCTACATCCAACGCGTCAAGAAGATCCCTGAGCCGCCCAGCCCAGCGGCTGATCGCGGTACAGCAATCCACAAGCTCGCAGAAGACTTCGTCAAAGGCGAAATCGGCGAGCTGCCCATCGAGCTGACCAAGTTCGCCGACGACTTCCACGAACTCCGTGCGATGTTCGCCGACGCCAAGGTCGAGCTGGAAGGGGAGTGGGCCTTCAGTGTCGAATGGGAGCCCACCGCCTGGATGGGACCTCAGACTTGGGCGCGCATCAAGCTTGATGCCATGGTGCATCAAGACGAGACGAGCGCTCGAGTCATCGACTACAAGACCGGTAAGAAGTTCGGTAACGAGATTCCGCATGCGCAGCAGTGTCTGCTGTACGCCATTGCAGCTTTCTTCCGTTACCCGAACATCGAGCTGGTACAAACAGAGCTTTGGTATCTCGACAAAGGCGAGACTACCAAGCGGGTGTTCAACCGGTCGGAGGCCATGCAATTCGCACCTGGGTTCCACCGGCGCGGCGTCATTATGACGACCACGAATGACTTTGCACCCACACCCAGCAAAGACTCCTGCCGTTGGTGTCCATACGGAAAAGGCGAACATCCTGAGTGTACCTGGGGCGTCAAGTAAGCCTCCCTACAAACCCCGCCTAGTGCGGGGTTTTTTCTGTGGGCACGAATAGCCCACGTAACCTCAGGAGACTTTATGGCTTGGTTGCTACGGCTGGTCACAGCCTTAGAAATCTTTCTATTCCTTAAAAAGTTACGAGAACAAAGAAATGACATTGCAGCTTCAAATTTCAAAAGTTCAAACCTTTACGAGAACGAGGTTCCCGAAAAGCATCAAGCCACCTACGTGGAGCATGCTCAAATCAGGAACCAGCAATAAGAAGCTTGGGGGCCTCGTCCGCAAGGGCATGTGGAAGGGGCTCCCAATTTTTTCTCTGACCCTGGAGGAACGCACCAGCTGCCCAACTGGATGCGAACAGTGGACCAACTGCTACGGCAACAACATGCCGTTTGCCCACCGGTACGACCACAGTCATCCTGAGTTCGAACGGGCCCTGACCACGAACCTCGCACAACTGGCCACGAAGCATGGCCGGGGGTTCGTGGTGCGATTGCACGTGCTCGGCGACTTCTACAGCGTCGACTACGTACGCTACTGGTTCAAGCAGATGCTGGCGTTTCCGCAGCTACGGGTCTTTGGCTATACCCACCATCGCCAAAGCACGGACATCGGCCAACAGATCCAGACCCTAAACCGCATGTTCCCGACCAGGTGGCGGGTGCGCTTTTCCGACGACCCGTCGACCGAGTTTCGGGCGGAGGTTGTTGCGTCAAAACAACAAGCCGCCGGGGTGGTGTGTCCGGAACAGCTTGGTAAAACAACGTCTTGCGGCAGCTGTGGCTACTGCTGGCACAGCGACAAGCCGGTGTACTTCCTTGAACATTGACATTAGCTACGCTAATATCTGGACCTTACTGAGAAATAAGTCCAATGCTAAAACAGTTTGATCATCAGCTTAAAACCACACAATTCCTCATCAAGAACCCCCGAGCTCTAATCACCTCCGACCCCGGAACGGGTAAGACTCGCAGCGTTCTCGATGCCTACGCCCAACGCAAAGAAGGGCGCATGTTGGTGCTGGCTCCACTGTCGATTCTTTCGGCATCGTGGGGCGACGACATCAAGAAATTCCAGCCCAAGCTGACGTTCGTTGTCGCCTACGCGCGCAATCGCGAAGAGGCCTTCAACGCTGACGTCGACATCGTGATCACCAATCACGACGCCGCCAAGTGGCTCGCGAAGCACGAGTACCTGCTCGATGGTTTCTCGACGATCGTCATCGACGAGTTCACGGCGTTTAAGAACAAAGATAGCCAGCGCAGCAAAGCAGTCGCCAAGATCGCTGCGCGGTTCAAGTACCGCATCGCCATGTCCGGTACGCCAAACAGCAACACGATCCTGGACATCTGGCATCCGACCTACATCGTCGACGACGGTGAACGGCTCGGAAAGCGCTTCTACGGCTTCCGTTCCGCGGTGTGTACCTCGCGCTTCAATGGCTTTGCCAACGAGTGGGTAGACAAGCCCAACGCTCAAGAGACGGTGGCTGCGGCGATCAAGGACATCAACATCCGCTACCGCCTCGAAGACTGCATCGACATGCCCGAGCAGTCCGTACACACGATGTGTGTACAGCTGACCCCGGCGATCATGGAGCAGTACAAGCTTCTGGCCGAGGACTCGGTTCTCTACACCGGCAAAGCGACAATCAACGCCGTGCACGCCGGAGCCCGTGTAAAGAAGCTCCTGCAGCTGTGCACTGGCACCGTCTACACCGAAGACGGCGTCGCTGCCGGCATTCACGAGGAGCGGTATGACCTCGTCATGCAGCTCGTCACCGAGCGCAAGCACTCGCTCGTGGCCTTCAACTGGCGACACGAGCGTGAGCATCTGACCAAGCTCGCTGACTCTCTGGGCATCGAATACGGCGTCATCGACGGCGACACGCCCGCCGGCAAGCGCAAAGACATCGTCGATCGCATGCAGGCCGGGCAGCTGCAGGTGGTGTTTGCGCATCCCCAGTCGGCCGGTCACGGCCTAACTCTGACCAAAGCGACGACGGTTATCTGGGCATCGCCCACGTACAACGCTGAGCACTATCAGCAGTTCAACCGTCGCATATACCGCGCCGGCCAGACCCAGAAGACGGAAATCATCCACATCGCTGCCGACGATACCTGGGAGCCAGATGTGTACACGAAACTCGAAAGCAAACTTGAACGTATGGAAGAGCTTCTTGGAATTCTGAAAACCCTAACACCAATGAGGAAAGCGTCGTGACTGATGTAAGCATCAATCAACTCATCGAAAAGCGCGCGGATATCAAGCGCGAAACCGAGGAGCTCAACCTAAGACTTAAAGATTTGAAGACCGCACAGGATGAAATCGACCTGGCTCTTCTCAAGAAAATGGATGCGGAGGGTCTGTCCCGGACTGCCAACGGGTCGTTCTCCGTGTCCATCAACGAAGACACGGTACCTGACGTTACGGACTGGGACGCTGTCTACAGCTACGTAATGTCAAATCGCGACTTCAGTTTGATCCAGCGGAGGATTAGCTCCACGGCTTACAAAGAGCTGTTGAAGCTCGGGGAAGGAGTCCCCGGCCTTGAACCGAGAACAATCCGCAAGATCAATTTTCGTACCCTGTAACTATCAAAGGAAATAGCAAAGCATGTCTACAGCAGTAGCTCTTGTATCTTCATCTGTTCCCACTCACGTCACGGAAGGCACGGGCCTCGGCAACGAGAACGTTGGCCAGCACGTAACCATCCCGCGCGTGAAGCTCCTCCAGAAGATGTCCGACGAGGTGGACAAGTACAACTCAAAGCACATCCCTGGCGCCGAACCCGGGCACTTTCTCAACTCCTTGACCGGGCAAAACTACGGCGAAGAGCTGTACGTGATCAACCTTCTGTTCCGTAACGAGTACGTCGTGTGGCGTAATCGCGACGCGGGCGGCGGTATCCTCGGCTCCTACGGGTCCATGCAGGACGCGCAAACGGCCATCAAGGCCCAGGACAAGCCGCAGGATTACACGGTCACGGACACGCACTCGCATGTCCTGCTGATCAAGAATCCTGAGACCGGTGAGCTAGATCGCACGCCGGTGATCATGGACTTCTCGAGCTCCAAGATGCGCATCTCGCGCAGCTGGAACTCGATGATCGGCATCAAGGGCGGCAACCGGTTCTCGGGTCTCTGGAAGCTGAAGTCGGTTTCTGTCCAGAACAAGGCCGGCGCGCAGTTCATGAACCTCGAAGCAGAGTTCGTTGGCTGGGCTACTGATCAGGATTATCAGTTCGCCAAGGCAGTGTACCTGCAGCATTCAGGCCGTGAGCTTGAAAGCTAATCAGAGTGCATGAACGAGCACAGCTTCATACGGGCTGTGCACGCTCATCTTCCTCCGGAAGTCTTCCGGTGGAAGATTCACGACAAGTTTGCTGGCGGTGTCCCCGACGCTTTCTACGCGGGGCCCGCCAGCACGCTGTTTGTGGAGTACAAGTACGTCAAGACTTTGCCCAAGCGAGACGACACGCTCATTAGAACGTGTCTCACCCCGCAGCAAATCCATTGGCTCAACACTCTCCACGACTATAATCAGCCGGTCGCACTAATCGTTGCGGTCGGGGACCAAGCGTTAGTATTATTAGACAAACGTTGGAATACTAATATCTCAAAAACCGGCTTCCTCAAAGAAGCCATTCAACGTAATCGGATAGCTTCCTGGATCGCGCACTTTTGTGGTGCAGGGGGCAAGACGAGGCATGATGACGGACAGAAGCGAGCCGATCGCTGTTACGAACCTACGACGAATCTGGAACCTGAAGAAATCTGAAATGCAGATTGATCCGCAAAAAGCGCAACGAGAAGCTCGAGTACGTTTCGGACTTCACGCTGCCCGACCCAAAGCACTTGAAAACAAAATGGCTAGTGCACGGATTCATCATCTACTGAGGGTTTATGACCATTGATAACGAAAGTCCGCCAGGATCCTGGCGACGAGAACTGATCTTAAAAGCCTCCACCCCGTCCGAGTTCCGAGAAATCATCTCGGAACTCGAACACTGCCTCAAACAGGCTCGCGCCAACTGCGATGCCCTGACCGAACAGAACTCCATCTTGATGAACCAGCTGACTGAAGCGGTTGCACGCGAGATGGAGGCCCGCGCCAAATCTGCCCGCCTGCAAAACGAGATCACCAAACTATGGAATACACTCAAGACCGTTTGAGAGCTGAGATTCGGGAACTCAAAAAAGAGCTCGAGTCGTATAAAAGCTACAACGCAGAACGCGCCGCAACCGAACTGGTGCTAGTCCTGATGGGAATAGTGCTCGGCGCAGGAGCGGGGTTCTGGGTAGGGCTGCAGCAATGACCGATGAACTCAACTACGGTGCCATTAGCGTAAATGCCTTGGACGCCATGCGCGACCGATCGCGGATCGCGGTGCTGAAAGAAGCCATCGAACGAGCAGACCAGCTGGCCACTGTCCACGCGCAACTTATCGCGACTCAAGAGCAGCTGATCCAGGATCTTCGGACCCGGATCAAGACCCTTGAGAGCGACAACTCAGAGCTGCGTACAGCAGTAGGCGGCTGGGTTGGAAGCAGTTCCACATGACCGATCCAAAGCCAATCAAACTACCGCCGCGGAAGAAGCTGTACGGCATCGATCATAAAAAAAGCGTTCAGTACCGGATGACCGGCAAAGAGTGGCACCAGTACGCCAGGCGCGAGCACTTCAAAAGCACAAGAGGCAGCGACTACGCCTGGGGCAACTCGTGCGAAATCTGGTTTGACGGCAAGCCACTGATCGATCCAAACTTCCCGTTTGCTCCTGGGCACGAGCCCAGGTAAGCAAGCAGCATGGTCAGGTGTTCGAGGTTCAGCACGCGGCGTCGGTGTCGGATCGCTTTGCGCTGATATGCAGGCGTGCAAGAGTAGTTGATCTGCACTTTCACGACCTGCGTCATGAGGCCATCAGTCGGATGTTCGAACGGGGGATGGACATCCCTCAAGTAGCAGCGGTCTCGGGCCACAAGACCTGGGGCCAGCTAAAACGCTATACGCAACTGCGCCCCAAAGACTTACTGTCGGCATTCACGGAGGGGCGTCTGTCTCCAAATGCCTCGCCACCTCAACCGTCGGAAACAGGTACTTCTTCCCCCGTTTGACGTGTGGCAGCTGCATGCGGCCTTCGTATATTTGGTTGTACACGGTAGTCTTCTTGATTCTGAGCAGGGAGGCTACCTCCTCCGTGTCCATAAACGGACCGTACCTATCTACCATCCACTTCCGCAGATCCACTCTTCAACTCCTCCTGGAGCCTGCTCAGATACCACCTCGCTTTATCGATATCTTCTTGCGGCTTGCCTTTGTAACTGTAGCGCCAGGTGTACTTCAGAACGTTTCCTTTCAAATACCCCAGAAACTCTAAAGGCGACATGCTGGCCTTAATTGCTTCGATGCACTCGATTGTTCCGGTGTTGTAGTGTTTAGGCTGATTAACGACATCTTCCATATAGACAGTCACTCCATTGAGACCAACATGTGATGCAACAAATGCGACAGACGGTCCACCAGCGCTTCGTCTTCGGAAAGCTCGTAGTAACCCGCCACATCAAGAATCGCGTGAACCGCTTCGTGCATAAAAATCTGCTGGCGGTTCGTCCCCTTCAAAGTTGAAAGCAGCTCAATCCTGTACTGGTCCGGGAGCCACATCCCGACCGCGTCTTTGCTGTGCTTCCATTTCCTACGACTGACAGTGACTACTTCAATCGTATGCCCGGCTAGGTTGAACTTCTTGGGGATGCCGTCATCAATCCGAATTGTTGACTTCATCCCCGGAACCTCCGACTACGGGCGCTGGACCTAGAATATTAGCCCAGCTAAAGCCATTTTAGCCAGCTTTTGGCTTCTGGGAATACCCTTTCATGGGTTTTTTAGGGTTCGGCTTAATCTTCTTCCCTGGCGGTGCATTTAGCCGGCAGTTCTTACCTTTATGCATATCTAACTCCGTGTGAAAAACGCGTTAACGCGACCCGCCGGGAGGCTTGGGGAACTTGTCCTTGACGGCCTGGACCTTCTGGCGCATATCCTCGGCGTCTTTACCGCCCTTCCACAGGGCATCCAATTGGTCTTGGATAGACGGATACGCCTTACGACGGAGCTCGGCGTAGTCCTGCTTAACCTTGAACTTCACAAGGCACCTCTACCACCGTATCAAGAAAGCGCGGATTTAATAGAACAAGCTTTACCGTTTGCGGGTAATCAACTTCCAACTCGATTGAGCCATCGTCTACCGGTATCTCATCGGTGCCAACGATTGCCGTCGTACCGGCAGGGACGCCGACAACCATATTGGGTGAGACTCCCACCTGAATCGGTCTTCGGAGCACAAGCACTTCGTTCGCAATGTCATACCAGACTTGGTTGGCCGTAAGTGTTTGCTCCGTGTGGAGAACAATCGCGGCTTCGGGGAAGTTTTCCGATTCAATAAAGTCGTTAACGGCGCACATGCAGCGCCCGTCTGCTCCAAATGCCAACGTGTTCATCGTTTAACTCCCAGCACAACAACCAAGATGTCTCGTAACCAGGAAGGATTACTGGCGGTGCCTTCTGCTGCCCAGACTCTTCGGGTGCCGGTAAGGATCTTCACTCTTATCTGCTGGGCATTGGTAACAACGTACGGCATAGCCAGTGGGAACCCCGCATTGGTGTTCCCGCTAGACGTATCTGTGCCAATAACCGTCGTACTGGCAACCACGTACCCGTTTCCGTCGAACTTGTTCACCAAGAAGTAAACCGTTTGTCCGGCATCCGTTGTCGTCCGGGCATCAAATGTCGCGTAGAACGTGATGATTGCGCCGCCATCAACCGCGTCGCCCACGGTAATGACCGGCGTCTCAACAACCAGAACAGCGTTGTTGAACGTCGGCGTGACGTAGTTCATGACCTGAACGTAGTCACCGTTACCCGCGCCGACGAACACGTAATCAAACACCGGGAACCCGTAAGTCGGTTCGTAGTAAATGATTTGGTAGTTGTAGTCACCGTTACCCGCGCCGACGTTGTTGTACGTGTAGTAGTTACCGCCGCTGGTCTTTTGAATCGCTGTGTTTACGTACACGTCGTTTGCGCTGTAAGTGAGCGGCAACGTGATTGCGTTTCCTGCGATCTTTAGAGTGTCGACGGCGGCACTGCCGATCTTCGCGTTGGTGATCGCCGCGTCTTGAATCAGCGCGTTGCTGATCCGGGCGTTAGGGATATACAGCCGGCGCTTACCGATCGACCCGTCGTAATAGGTATCAAGTACTGTGCCGTCGATTGAAATGTGCGCGGCGTCCAGTGAGCCGGCCGTAATCTTATCGGCGTTAAGACTCGCGATCTTGGCGTTATCGATGGCGGCGTTGGCAATCTTGGCGTTGGTGATCGTGCCGTTGCGGATGTACGCATCGTTGATATAGACGCCAGCAGGCACGGACACGCCGTTGATCGTCGTTGCGCCGGTAACAATAAACGGCACGATGGTGGTGTAGCCCGGTGACGCGATCGAGAACCGGTCAGCACGGATGATGAACTCGGAGCTCGGTGTTCCGTTAACCACGGTCGAGGCCAAGCCAAAGCCGGTCACGTATCCGTTGAGATCGACCTTAACCGTGTACTGACCCTGCAGCGCCTGACCGTCGGCCTTGGCAAAGTAGTTCTGCTGAACAGCCGCCGTCGTCGCGTACCCAGTCAACGTGTTGTTGAAGCTCGCCGTGACGGCGTTGTCTCCGGTCGCGATGGCGGAGTCGGTCGCCGTCTTGGTGTAGTAGTTATTGGTGAGCGTCGCGTTGGTGACGTAGCTCGTCAGAGTGTTGTTGAACGTGGTCGTCGACACCAGGCTCGACGTCGCCGCCGAGATCGCGCTATCCGTCGCCGTCTTGGTGTAATAGTTAGCAGTGAGCGACGCATTCGTGACGTAGCTACCGAGCTGACTAGTCAGACTAGTCTGCGACACCAACCCCGTCGTAGCGGTCGAGATCGCGCTATCGGTCTGGGTCTTGGTGTAGTAGTTCGTCGTCAGCGACGAGTTGGTGACGTAGCTCGAGAGCGTCGAGTTAAGCGACGTTGTCGAGACCAGGTTCTGCGTAGCCGACGATATCGCGCTGTCGGTCTGAGTGGCGGTGTAGTAGCCGCTCGTCAAGGCAGCGTTGGTGACGTAGCTCGACAGCGTCGTGTTGAGTGTCGTCTGACTCACGAGCCCGGTCGTCGCCGACGCAATGGCCGAGTCCGTCGCCGTCTTGGTGTAGTAGTTGTTGGTCAGGTTCGCAGCGGTGCTCGCGATGCGCGCATCGTCAGTGGCCACCCACGCGGTGCCCGACCACCGGTAGGATTTGTTGTTGTCTGCGGTATCGAACCACAGATCACCCGTGATCAGCCCCGTCGCAGCAGGCGCAGGAGTCTGGCGGTAGGTGCGGTTCTTCTGGTCGATCTGAGTCTGCAGCGTAAGCGACGCACCAGATATCGCAGCATCCGTGCCCGTGATCGTGTAGTAGTTATTCGCAAGATTTGCGATCGTGCCCGCGATACGCGTGTCGTCGGTCAGTTCCCAGGCAGTGCCGTTCCAACGGTACGCCTTGTTGCTATCGTCGGAATCGAACCACAGGTCACCAACCACGAGCCCCGAAGAACCGGGCTCTGCTGCTTGGCGGAAGGTTCGGTTCTTGAGGTTAATTGCCGCCGTCAGCTGCGACGAAGACGACGCAATCGCCGAGTCCGTTCCGGTCTTGGTGTAGTAGTCGTTGAGCAGCGTCGCTCGCGTCGCGGCAAGACCCGTGGTCGGGCTATTGACCGACGTTTCGAGCGAGGTGACACGGTTAGCCGTAGCGGTGACACCCGTCGTGCCGTTGAAGACCAGCGTCTCGACGGCATCCAGCGCAGTCGCTGTGGCGTTGACCCCGGTCGTCGGATTGTTGACCGTTGACTCGAGGGCCCCGACGCGGGTGACCGTGGCCGACAGACCCGTCGTGCTGTTGTTCACGGCGGAGGTCAGTGAGCTGAGGCTCGAGGCGGTTGCTGCGAGGCCCGTGGTTGGGTTGTTAACCGTGGCGGTGACCGCCTGGATCGCCTGAGACGCAGCCGACGTACTGGTCGCGTCGATGGTGTTGATCTGAACGATCGCGGCGCTGTTCTGGTTGACGATGTCGCCAAGGCTGCTGTACTCGCCGAGCAGTTCCCAGTACGTCGTGTTGGTCGGCAGGTTCCCGGTCGTCGTCAGCTTCGCCCGATACAGGAAGTTGTTGTACGTGACAAGCTCACCGGCAGCGTAGGTCGTGCCGTTGTTGTACTCGGCGATGGCCGACAGGTCGTTGATCTGGGCCTGCAGCGAACCCACCGCAGCGTCGATTGCGTTTTCTCGCGCCAGTGCTTCAGCGGAGATAGCCGCGCTACGCGCGCTGGCTTCGGCGCTGATCGCCGCAATACGCGCGCTGGATTCTTGCGCGACGCGATACGCGACCGAGTTGACGACGGCAACGTCCGCGTCGATGAGGTTGATCCGGTTCGAGAGAGCGGTCGCCAACTGCGACTGAGTGATTGCTCCGGTCAGAACCTGGAGCAGGGCGGTAACGTTCGCAGCGGTTTGGGCCAGCGTGCCACTGGCCGAGTTGAACGGACCTTGGATATCGGCCAGTGATACGTGTCGGATCCAGTAGTAATAGGTCTTGCTCTCACCAACCGGGTCGACAAAAGAAATCCCAGAGCTAACGCCGACGAGCTGCGCGTCACCGATGACATTGGAGGTATGCCGCCAGATCTCGGTGAACGAGTGGGGGCCGTAGTTCGGGAAGTCCCAGAACAACGTGATGAGCGAATACCCACCCGTGGCCGTGAAGTTCGTAGGCGCGGTCGGGATAGTCGTGTCACTCGGCCCGTCAGGAGGACCAAAGCCACCGCTGCGGCCGGGTATGAAGGGGCGGTTAGACAGCTCGGAGGCCAGGCCCGAGTCGATCAGCTCACGCAGGGTGATCGCCCGATCACGCGGGTCGCCGCGACGTCCGAGGCGGATCTCGACGGCCTCAGAGAGACTCTCGAGATAGGCGCGCAGAGCCGGAGATACGTCAGCCGGCGGCTTAGGTATCCCAGGAACTGTGGTCGGAGTGTTCGTCCGAGCTGTGGTCATGACTGGGCGATCTCATCCATGCTCTGCGCGAGGCAGACCTCGTCGATCTCGACCGCTCCCGACACCTCCACCTCCCAGACCTGGGCCAGCCGCGCAGGAAGACGCATCACTGGCTCAAATAATGATCCTGCCGAAACGCCGTTTGGTACGGTGACGGTCATGGTGTAGACGTTAGCGGCGTAGGACAGCGTGTAGTGCGCGATGAGCACCCCGTCCGCCCACACCTTTACCGTGACCGGGTATGCCTGTGCGTGGACCGAGACCCAGCCCATGCTGACGGGCTTGGGCATGACCACCTGTTTTGACTTCCAGATCAGCGTGCGCTTGGTCGTGCTGCCGCGGTACTTGCGGATCTTGTTGGCGACGATCAGGTACAGCTCGCCGTCCTTGGGATTCATGTACCCGCCCCGGACCTCGGCTTCGGTGGTCAGGGTGGAGAGGGCGGCTTCCTCGGCCCGTGGGTCGAAGACAAAGCCCTTATGGACCCCGGCATCGGTCCAGAAGGCCACGTAGGTGTTCTCGTGCCGGAAGGCCCTGAAGCCCGTAGGATTGAAGCTGGAGCTCCATTGGGAGGACGAGATCAGCCCCTCGGTGACCACGCGCCCCTCGCCACCGCTCACGGCACACAGGCCGTCAGGGCCGGCGTAGAGCAGGTAGCTGCCCATATCGACCACGCTGTTCGGGTTGACACAGGCCTGTGGCAGGTCGACACGGATCGCGGTCATGGCACTCGGGTCGGTGCCGGTGACAAAGTACGGCTGGCCATTGGTCAGGGCGATGATGCCGTTGGCCACGGCCCCGATGGCCACGATGTCCTCCTCGAGGGTTATTCGGTAATCAACTGGCCAAGCGTGAGGGAGGAACGGCTCACTGAGACAGAGCCGCTTACCGGTGAACCCGGCGAATACGCCGTTGGCTACGGCGATCAGGCCCTTCATCGGGCCATCGGGGTACAGCGTCGCGTTATCGTCCGGCGGACCAATCCAGGTCTCGCTTGGCAGCACTTCACCGAGCGCGGCCGACGGAGTGTTGTCGACGTACGTCTGGGTCGCAAACGGCACCTCGGCCAGGAACTGGAAGGTGGTGTTTGATGAACCAGTATTGGATCTGTAGATGCGCTTTAGTGCACCAGACCCGAAGTTGTAGTTACCGTTCGGGTGGTCCCCGGTCGGCATGGTGATCGTGACCGACTCGGTGTCGGTACGCTCCAGAGGCGACGTAGCGGGGCTAGGGGGTCCTTCCTCACCGAAGGCCGTCACGAAGGTGTAGACGTACGAAACGTCGTCTGGGGTCTGTGTGGCGTCCGGAGTGCCGGACTTCGAGGTCAGAGGCGCGTTGGCAGGGGCAGGGACCCCGAGCCGGTAGCTGTTAGCCGGGTACCCCGCAGCACCCGAGACGATCGTGCTGACCGTGCCCATGCGGGGGTAGTTCTGGCCGCTCCAGTAGAGCCGGACCAGTGTGTCCCCGGGAATCGGGCCTTGGACCGCTTTGACGCCGTCCTGGTCCCACTCGAGCCAGTCGGTGTCGCGGTAATAGTAGATCGAGCGCCGCAGGCCGCTCTGAAGGGTGAAGACGTCGGCGTCGTTGGTGGTGGGCTTAAGACGCCCGGACTCGAAGTCGAGGTTCTCGGCAGTTTGACCGAACTGGTCGGCTAACAGCCTCGGAGATACGCCCGGTGCGATGCCGCTAAACCGGTCGCGTTTGAAGTAAGCCATGCGTACCTCACTTGAGTAGCAAGGTAACGAGGATTCCCGCCATGCTACAAAGCAGTGTAAAACCTATGAAAACGCCCCAGTGATTCAGCTTCTCTACGCCCTTGTCGATGGTCTCTAACCGGGCATCAATAGCCTTGGACCGTTCTGCACACATTGCTTCATGGGAGGCTAGCCGCGAGGCTAGCTCCCAGTAGCGTTCATCCGTGGCTTGTCCGTTACTGGACGACATGACCCGCAAGTGGTGCGACTGGCTGCTCAGCATTCTTGTCATCCGCCTCCACACGACCCTTAATAATGTTGGCGATGTTGACCAGGGCCAGCTCGTGAATTGCAGCTTGTCTACGGGCGTTGAGCATCATGTCTTGCGCCTGAGCGTGGAGCGAAAGCAACTCCCTTACCTCAATCGACAGCTTGGCGATTTCATACTGCTTCTCGCCAATAGTTACGGTTTGCGGGGCCTCGGTCATAGTTCCTCCTGAGGGGCGTTTCCTCACCATATATTAGCATGCCTAATACGTGCAACAAGGCCTTAACCCCCGGTCTTGGGCGCTGTACACACCACAGCCGCCCCGCCCTGGGGCAGCACAAGGTCAGCTCCAGAACCGGGTAGAAAGGCGGTTTGCCCGCTGGCGTATTGAACCCCAGCCACAGAAAACCCCCCGATGGCCGCGTGGATAAACTCTACGTCGCCGGGCAAAGGCATCGTTTCGGTTGCGATGAAGAACCGATGCTGTTTCGTCCAGTCTCGATCGGGTTTGGCCACAACGCAACACAGGGTGAAGTTACCCCTGAACACTC